ACGATGTAATGTCAGATGATTACGACCAGCCAACCATGTATCAATTCAGTGGTAGCGCTGAAGGAAGCAGGAGCGACTCAGCCGCATCATTCCAAATACATCCAAGCCGGTTAGTTTTGGCGGCTGAAGGCGCTGACGATGGTAGCATATACGGCATTCCAGAAATGGAGGGCTGCTATAACTCACTGATGGATTTGAGAAAGATCATCGGTGCAGGTGGAGAGGGCTTTTACAAGAACGCTTCAAAAGATGTAATTTTCGAGCTTGATAAAGATGCAAACGCGGCAATGCTTGGCCCGCTATTAAAGAATTTCAGCGATGAATACGACGAGTGGGCGCAGAACAGAATGAGGCGGTCATTGATGGCCCCAGGCATGAAGGCTAACACTCTCGACTCAACACTGGCGAATCCAAAAGAATACTTTTTCAATGCGCTTTATGACATTTCAGCCTGCACCAAGATACCGGCCACAATAATCATAGGGCAGCAAACCGGCAGATTAGCATCAAGCGAAGATTCAAAAGCGCACATGATGCGGATGAAATCACGTCAAGAAAACTTCCTTAATGAAATGATAGGCAACATTATCGATTGGCTTATCAAGTTTGGAATACTGCCATTCTCAGAATATGAGATTACATGGCCTGACTTGTTGGCCCCGAGCGATCAAGATAAATTATCGAACGCCAAAGAAATGGCAGGCATTAACGAAACGCAGTTTAGATCAGGGCAGGGCGTAGTGTTTGAGCCTGAAGAAATAAAGGATGCTGCTGGGTTTGGTGAAGAGGATGATTTACCGGTGCCGGATGAGACTTTGCCGATTGAAGAAGGGGCAGGCGATGAGTAGCGATACAAAAACTCTTATTATGACTGATGAGATCAAGTATAAAATAGGTGAAATGCTTGGCGTTGATCTTTCCATGAATAAAAAAATGACATTGACTCTTAATGATTTTGAGCCTGTTCAAATATCAGTCGAAGAAGGGTATTTTTGCCATAAAGAATCTTTTGGTGTCAATGATGAGCTGGCCAAAGTGCAAGATTGCCAGCAATTCCCAGCAGAAGAACCGGATTTCACAGCCACACCGCCGAAGTTCGTATGAAAACTAAAGAAGACCCAACAGGCATGGGGAAAAACCGTACCCGCGGTGAAAAAGCACTGCGGAAACGGCTAACGGCTGCACAAAAGCGAATCTCTAAATTATTCAGAGAAATACCGCGCACGCGCAAGCAAGTGACTGACATCCGCAACGCTGAAACAACAACGGTATACGATTACGAAATCACACAAGAAGAGATTTTGATTCTTGGGGGTGTTGTCGCTGCTATCCTCAGCAATGAGCTGTTAGAAACGACGGCACTACTCACACCGGTATCGTTACAGGAGGCATTGCCACCATCTAACTGGTACTGGCGCACGATCATTGAACGGCCTTATAACTCAGGCACAGCAGAAAGCGTTGTTATATTCAATCAGCTCATAAACAGCGTGGCACCGAAGGCACCAACAACAGGCTTTCCTCTGGCGCCAATCAGCGTGCAGGATGTTTTATTGTCACCAGCACAACAGTCAGCGCTCAATAATGTGGTGGCCGACAATACAAGCAAGATCCGAACATTAAGCCAGCAGACGGCAAGCCAAGTTATGCAGCAATTGAATGCTGGGGTAAACTCAGGCAAAACACCCACTGAAATATCCGCAAACATTCAAGAGCGCTTTGATGTGTCGAGGTCGAACGCTGACAGAATAGCGAGAACCGAAGTCAATAAAGCCTATACAGATGCAAAAATGGACTTTACAGAAATAGCATCAAGTGAGACAGGATTGAGAGCAGGTGTTATCCATGTTTCTGCGCTTATACCGACAACTAGAAGGAACCATGCTGCTCGCCACGGCCAAGCGTATTCCACTGCCCAGCAGGAGCAATGGTGGTCGTCAGGTAGTAACAGGATCAACTGTTTGTGTGATGTTATCAGCGTTCTTATTGATAGAAATGGCAAGGTTGTTGACAGCAGGCTACAACAAGAAATCAAAGCGGAGAAATCTTTCTTCGACGAATAATGTTAAAATAACGAGCGCCTAGGCTTAGCGGCTGAATATCGAGATCTCGCACCTCGATGGCGCTTCTTAATGTGCGGCACCATGCGAAGGTGATTTATGAAAACATGTACAAAGTGCAATAAAAGCAAAAATAAAAGTGATTTTGGATCAAGAAACAATCTAATAATTTCAGTTTGCAAAGAATGCAGGAATAAAGAAGCAAAAGAATACAGACGAAAAAAAGGATTGGAGCGTGGGGTTATAGTAACCGCACCAAAAAGAAAGGATAAGCTAGCACTAAGTAAAATATGCACGACTTGCGACAAAGAAAAAAATATTGAGCTTTTCCCGTTAGACCGAACATCTAGCGACAACCGGCATTCGTCGTGCTTAGAATGTAGAAAGGCAAAAGAAAAAAGATATCGGAAAAACAATAAAGAAGTTTGTAGGCAGGTTGAAAAGAACAGATATTTGAGAGATAGAGAAAAAAGGCTAGAGCAAGGTAGAATATTCAGATCAAAGCCAGAAAACAAAGAAAAAATCAGGGCGCGTCTGAGAGAAAAGTATAAGACAGACCCTGAATTCAGAACAAGATCACGAATGTACGTTAATTTGTGGGTAACCTTAAAAATTAATAATGAAAGAACAATCGGAATAAATGGCTATTCTTGCAAGCAGTTGAAATCACATATAGAAGGCATGTTTTCAAAGGGCATGGATTGGAGCAATTATGGTGCATGGGAAATAGATCACGTTAAGCCGGTTTCGTTGCTTGTCAAAGAAGGCGTAACTGATCCAGCTATAATTAATGCGCTATCTAATTTGCAACCATTATGGGCTGAAGATAACAGAGCCAAGGCCAATAAATACTAGGAAAGGTCGTTTTTTGACACCTAATTTGATTTATCACACAAACTGCGTTTTAATACAGCAAAGGACTAAAGGTTTTTTTAATGATAAAGAATAAAAAGCAGTTAGCAGCAAACAAGAGCGCACAGGTGATGCTTCAATGCTCATCATTGGTCAAAGCGAACGCTGTACGCCGAGAAACAGTTGGCGGTGTTGAATACGTTGTCGTTAGTTCTTATACCATGCCTGATAACATCGTCATGAATGGTATTCTCTACCCTGCCGAAGAAATCAAAAATAGCTTTCAATCTTTAGAGGGAACGCTCGCACCTGTTGAGCACCCCCAGGATAAAGACGGTAATTTCCTCCCTGCAGCAAACTCAGAGGCCATTCAGAATTTTTACGCTGGAGCCTCAAACAAGAATATCACTCAAGAAGGCAACCGCTTACACGTTGAGAAGTGGGTTAATGTCTCAGAGGCATTAAAGACTGATCGCGGCAAGCGCCTTTTAGACCGAATTGAAGAGCTTGAAACCAACGACAAACCACGCGCAATCCATACATCAACCGGCGTGTTTTTGGTGCCTGAAGATGTTATTGGTGCGCCGCAGCTAGAATTTGATGGCATAAAAACAAACGCAGCTTATACGGCTATAGCGCGAGACATGGTATTTGACCATGATGCAATTTTGCTTGATAACATAGGTGCAGCGCAACCGCATCAAGGCGTTGGAATGGCTGTTAATCGTGAAGGCGATATTTGCGGCATCATCCATGCGAACCTTGACGAAAGCGAAGTTGTAGCACCGGCCACGCCTGACGAAAAAGAATTATCGCATCAGGATATAAGTAATGCCCTCATGGATGCCATTAGAAAAGCCCCATTCAACGGTGATTGGGTTGTGCGTGTATTCCCAACAACTGTAATTTTTGAATCTCAAGATAAACTATTTTCGGCACCGTATATGATGGACGGTGCCATAGCAGTAATTGTCGGATTGCCTCTGACCGTAGAGCGCGACGAGACTTTTAAACCCAAAGCAAACAACAAAGGTGACGATGAAATGAAAGAACTTATTGTAAGCGCACTAAAAGCAGCCGGAGTCGATGTAGCAAACCTCGATGAAGCCGCGCTTTTTGCAAAATACAATGAGCTTCAAGCCAATCAGTCTACCGGCGACGACGAAAGCACAGATAACACGGCTGCACTTGCAGCGGTTGTCGCTAATGCGCTGAAGCCCGTCACCGATAAGCTGGATGGTTTAGAGGCTCGATTAAACGAAGGTAAAGACGCGAAATTGTCTGAACTGGCTGAAATTGTCGGTAATAGTGACAAATACGCTGGACTAACAGTTGAGGCTGCAAAGCTTCTTGATGTCGAGACTCTCAAGTCTATGGCTTCAAACTGCGGTTCTGCCCACGGCATCCCTGTTGTAGCAAACATGGGTGATTCCAATGACAAATTTTCAGCTCCTGCTGAAATGGCCGAATAAGGAAGACTCAGATGAGCGTTAAAGGTAAAAGAGTTATTTGGGTTGGCCCTGCTGACGGATCAAATGCAAAGCCTTCTAATGTTGAAGGTTTGGCGGTTGCTGCCACGGCTCCAGGTTCTGTTGTTAGTCAAGCGGCTGCTGGTGCTGGCATCAAACTAGCTGATCACGCTGCGACATTGTTTGGCTTGCCATTCATCGTTGCTGATAAAGATCAGATGCGTACAAAGAGCGTTGATGATGCTTGGACTATTAACGAGAACATGGTCGCTATCAAGCCGCGTTCTGGTGAGTACATCAATGTTTTGGTTATCACTGCACAAGCGCTGGTTATTGACACTCCATTGTCAATGTCTGGTACAGATGGCGCACTGAAAATTGCAGTAACCCCTGCAGTAGTAGGCGCGACCAGTGAAGAAGTGCTTTGTTTTGTAGACGAAGTTGTCACAACCACAGCAACGCAGCTTGTCCGCGTTCGCGTAGCATAAGGAAAATATTATGATCTTTTCTAAATCCTTGGTTGGCAAAAGCGTCTTAGCAGCTAATCAGTTTAAATCAGTAAAACATGATCGTGATGCGGCTAACGCCATTGAGCAATCATTTTTCAAGAACGGTTTAGTTCACACTAACGCCGGTCTTATCCCTCAAGACGTTTATCAAGATATTGACCGCGTTGCTGTTGAAGTAATGCGACTTGATGATGGTGACGCGTTCTTGAATGACTTGCTGTTACAGTCTCGATCTATCAACATCGGTAAGTTAGTTCACCGATTCAATCGTGTATCTGATGCCGGAGTTGTTGAAACTTCAATGTCTGGCCAAATTGATGCCAAGATGGATCAAACAGAAATCAACACTGCAGGTACAATTGTTCCAATGCAGATGGCTGCTTTCGGTCGTAACTGGCGTGAAATGGAAGCTCAGCGTTCAGAGGGTTATGATGCTCTGATCGATGACACCCGCGAAATCACAAAAACAGTTCGTGAGCGTTTGGCTGATGAATTCCTGAATGGCCACACTGACAAGAATGGCAATATCATTGTTGTTGATGGTCTTTCTTGGTCTGGCATGACTGCTGACGCTAAAGTTAATCAAATCACGTTAAGCTTTGATTTCACTGTTACAACTAACAGCTACGCATTGATTGAAGCTGCATTTAAGGCCGAAATTCGTGATGTAATGTGGTTCACCGAAAAGTGCAGCAAGGATCTTACTTATTATGTAAGTAATGAAATTGCATCAAACTTTGAGCGTGCATCAAGTGAGAGCTTTGATTCTCAGAAGATTTTGCAGCGTTTGGCTGGTCTTATGAAAGTTAAAGAGATCAAGGCAACTAACAAGCTGTCTGGTAATCAGATCATGGGTTTCCCTGCTGACGGTACAGTACAGCCGTTGGTTGGCATGGGCGTTAACACAGTGGCCGCACCTCGCCCTATGTTTAACTCTAACTTTAACTTTGTCACAGCGTCAGCAGTCGGTTGGAAAGTGAAGACCGATTACTACG